TGTCGCCAGATTCCCACGATGAAACCGAGCCGCGGCCGACCCCGACCAGCTCGCCGAGCTGCGTTCCGGTCAGGTGTTTCGCTTCGCGCAATGCACGAATCCGCTCGCCCAATTTCATCGATCCCTCCATTTGTATGTTGACTTGTTAGGGGCTACCAAACTAAGATGTTTGGCATCCCCTAACATTCATAGGAAATAGCCGTGTCGATCATTGAAGCAGCAATTGACAAGGCCGGCGGTGGGGCGAAGGTGGCGCGTGCGCTGAACATCGGCCGGGTGTCGGTGTGGGAGTGGGTTAAGAAAGGCCGCATTCCCGACGCCCGCGTGCTGCAACTCGCCGAACTTACCGGCTGGGAAGTTACCCCTCACCAGCTCGCGCCGGGCATTTATCCGAACGAAACGGACGGCTTGCCTTCGCACCTGTTGGGTAAAGCCTAACACAAACCGAACAATCGTCAAAATTCGCGCTAGTGGATCGCCTCTAGCCGGGGTTTTGCTCGTTCATAAAAAAGCCGCATAGGAGCCCAAATTGAACATCTATCGCTGCGAATTCATCTCGCGCTGCCCGAACAACCGCGAGTTCATTCTGTACTCGATCGAGATCGTCAAGCCGTCCGACGAGACAATTTATGTCGAGCACATCACGATCGCCGCGCAGCTTTACAACGAGGCGTTCCACGAGCAAATCGCCGACTTCTTTTACAAGCGTTTCGGCGGTGAGCAGGTGCTCAAGGCGTTTCACCACGGCGTGCATATCGAAACGCGTCGCGGGTTCGACACACCCGATGTGGGTCGGCTGACGAAGCGCGTTCAAGTTGGTTCGACGGTGTTCGAGAAAGGCACAGAAGCGAAGCTCGCAATCGAGGCAATCTCGCGATGATTCATTACCACGGCACGCCGATCGGGGGCTCGCGGCAAGACGTCGCGCGCTTCCTTATCGGTCGGCATGCGCTCGTGCCGTACCCGCGCCGCGATGATATGGGCATTGTCGCTGAAACGTGCCAGTCGTTCGTCTTCGACAACGGCGCGTTCAGCGTGTGGAAGCGCGGCGAAGTGCTCGACATCACGGGCTATGTGCGTTGGTGCGACGAATGGCATCGTCACCCAGGCTTCGAATGGGCGCTAATCCCTGACGTGATCGTTGGCGACGAAGCCGAGAACGACGCGATGCTCGCCGACTGGCCGGCGCACATCGAAGGCGTGCCGGTGTGGCATATGCACGAAAGCCTTGATCGGCTCGACCGTCTCGTCAGCGAATGGCGCACGGTTGCGTTCGGCAGCTCGGGTCAATGGGCGTCACCGGGCACGGCGTCGTGGTGGGAACGTATGACCGAAGCGATGGGCGTCGCGTGCGACATGCTCGGGCGCCCGCGCGCTCGGCTGCACGGCTTGCGCATGCTCAACCCGAAAATCTTTACCCGGTTGCCGCTCGCGTCGGCCGATAGCACCAACGCCGCCGTCAATTGCGGCAGCAAAGAACGGTTCGGCATGTACTTGCCGCCAACATCGGCGCAGCGCGCCGCAGTGATCGCCGAGCGAATCGAGATCAATAATTCGGCCGCGTTCTGGCCGGTCCCGGGGCTGGATCTCCTATGACAAACCAAATTCTCGTCGACGCGCTCGCGCCGATCGTCTCGCGCGTCGTGACTTCGCACTGCTGGAAAAAGCACGACGGCAAGTTGTCGCACATCAAGCAGGCGTTGACGCCGGCGAAGCTCGCGCACCACGTCAACGGCTCGGGTGTCGCGTACGGAGCCGCGCAGATCCAGCCGGGCTCGAGCGAGACTCGAGTCGCGATCTTTGATCTGGACAGCCACAAGGGTGAGACGCCGTGGCACGAGATGCAGGCTGTCGCGCTCGAGATCATGACCGCGCTCGAGTCTCGAGACTTGCGGCCGATCCCGTTTCGCTCGAGCGGCGGGCACGGCATCCACATCTATTTGCTGTGGGACGCGCCGCAAGACGCCTACAGCGTACGCCAGGCTCTGCGCGCGGCGCTCGAGTCGTGCGGCTTGTCCGAAGGTACGAAAGGCGTCTCGGCTCGAGAGGTTGAACTGTCGCCTAAGCAAAACAGCGTGCCGGTCGACGGCTTCGGGAACATGGTCGTGTTGCCGCTGGCCGGCAAGTCGGTGCCGCTAGACGGCTTCGAACTCGAGGATCTCGAGAAAGAATACGCCGCCGGTATGGAGTGGCCCGTCTCGAGCGCAATCCCACTGCTCGAGCGCGAGCAGCCTGTCGCGGCGCCAGTCGGTGAAGTGTCGGTCGAACTGGAAACGCTGAAGTCGGCGCTCGACGCGATCCCGAACTCGGGCGATGACGAACTCGATTACGACGCGTGGCGCAATGTGATTTTCGCGCTGCACCATGCGACGCAGGGTAGTAGCGAAGGCTTGGCGCTCGCGCATGAGTTCTCGGCCAGGTCGAGCAAGTACGTGCCGGCCTTTCTCGAAGAACGCGTCTGGCCGTTCGCCGGTAAGTCGGACGACGCGAACCGGGCGCCGATCACCGCGCGCTCGATCCTGTTCCTGGCGCGCGACGCGTACGGGTGGCAGGAAGACGTCAGCGGGGATTTCGATGTGGTGCCGGTCGAGCGCGCGGCCGATGGTAAGCCGCTGCCCGAGATGCCGACGCTGCGCCGTGACTCGAAGGGCTCGATCCTGCCGACGGTCGAGAACGTGCAGAAGTCGCTCGCGTCACCCGCAATGGTCGACTGGCTGATCGGTTACGACGCCTTCCGTGATGAACTGATGTGGACGCCACGCGGCGCGGTCGAGTGGCGCTCGTTCACCGATCCCGACTATTTCCGGCTGCGGATCACGCTTGAGCAGCGCGGGTTCAAGCCGGTGTCGAAAGACATCATGCGCGACGCCGTGGCTCATGCCGGCGACGAAAACAAATTCGACTCGGCGGTCACCTGGCTCAACGGTCTGCCGGCGCACGATGGCGTGGCGCGCGTCGAGACGTTCCTCACACGGTATTTCGGTGTCGACGACACGCCGTACACGCGCGCGGTGTCGCTCTATATGTGGTCGGCGATGGCCGGCCGCGTGCTGCAGCCGGGCGTCAAGGCCGACATGGTGCCGATTCTGGTCGGGCCGCAGGGCATCGGTAAGTCGTCCGGCATCGCCGCGATGGTGCCGTCGATCGAGCACTTCGTCGAGATCTCGCTCGGTGAGAAAGACGACAACCTCGCGCGCACGATGCGCGGCAAGCTGGTCGGTGAGATCGCCGAGCTGCGCGGGCTGCAGACGCGCGATCTGGAAACCGTCAAGGCGTTCGTGACGCGCACGCATGAGCAATGGGTGCCGAAGTTCAAAGAGTTCGCGCAGCTGTTCCCGCGGCGCCTTGTGTTCATCGGCACGACCAATCAGAACGAATTCCTGGCTGACGAAACAGGCAACCGGCGCTGGCTCCCGGTGAACGCGACGTTCGCCGACCGTGACGCGATCACGGCCGACCAGTTGCAATTGTGGGCGGAAGCCCGGGCGCTTTTCGGCGCCAATGGCGTGATGTGGCAGTCGGCGCAAGCCCTGTCTGGTGACGCGCATGTCGAGCACACAGTGACCGACGCATGGGCCGAAGCGATCGAGCATTGGCTCAATGAACCCGAGTTCGATGACGACGCGCCGCGCCGGAATAGCCCGTTTCGGCTTCACGATGTGCTGGTCGGGGCGCTCAATTTCGCTACGCGCGATATTCAACGTGGTCATGAACTGAGGGTAGGGCGGCTGCTCGTGACGCTCGGGTTCGAAAAAGCAGTGAGAAGGGTAGCAGGCAAAAACCTGAAGGTGTGGGTAGACCGTGCGCTGGAAAGCGGTGAAAACGACTTAGGGTAGCAGGAAGGGTAGCAGGATGGGTAGCGCGCAAAGCCTTACCCAGTAAGCCTCCTACCCTTGCTACCCTTGCTACCCTTCTTTTTATATTAGTAGGTAGAGATAGAGAAAAGGGGTAGATATACATACCTTACATATACCCTACACTCATTTTGCCCACTAGAGAACTAAGGGTAGCTATGGGTAGCAGGGTAGCAGTGGGTAGCACGCAAGTTTTTACGTATTCGCAAATTATTGCGCACTGGCGGGGGCCGTATGCCTAAACAACTGGTCGGGGTGAACGAGCGCGGTTTGCGGGTCGGTGAAGACCATCAGCGCGCCAAACTGTCGAACCACGAGATCGAATTGATTCGACAACTGCGTGAGCAGGGCATGACGTGCCGGGCTATCGCCGAGAAGTTTGAGATCAGCAAGGCGATGGTGAGCTACATTTGCAGCCATAAGAAGCGCGCGCAGACAGCCGTGCGCTGGCGCTGACGTTCACTTACCCCTAACGGGCTCGCGCAACATGCGCGCATGGCCTACAGCACCTACACACTTCAACTCGGCGCAGAAATCTGCCAGCGCATTGCGCTCGGCGAGTCGCTTCGCTCTATCTGCCGCGACGACGCGATGCCGGATCAGACCACGGTCTACCGGTGGCTGCGCGATGACGAAGACTTCCGCCAGCGATACACGCGTGCGCGTGAAGACCAAGCCGAGTTCTACCTCGACGAGATCATCGCGATTTCGGACGACACGACACACGACACCAAGCACACCGACAGCGGCGAGCAGCCGAACAGCGAATGGATCTCGCGCTCGCGCCTGCGAGTCGATGCCCGCAAGTGGGCGATGTCCAAGCTGGCGCCGAAGAAGTACGGTGACAAGCTCGACGTGACGACCGCCGGCGAGTCGATGAACCTGACCCACGACCAGGCCAAGGCGCGCTTTGCTGCGCTACTCGCGGAAGCGGAAGCGAACAAGCGTGCTGAGGAATCGGGCGAAGACCTGCTATGACGCCGGATGAGATGCGTCGGTATCTGCCCCGCGCGAAGTGGGGCGAGCTCGAAGCGATCCTCTCAATCGCGCCGCCAATCTGGGAACCGCTCAAGGGTCCGCAAACCATCGCCTACACGTCTCAGGCGGACGTCATCGGCTTCGGCGGGGCAGCAGGCGGGGGTAAGACCGACCTGGCTATCGGAAAGGCACTGACGCAGCATCAGAAGTGCATCGTGGTTCGAAAGAACGGTACCGAGCACGTTGGCATGGTCGACCGCATGAGCGAACTGCTCGGCAACCGTGACGGATGGTCGAGCAAGGATGCGATCTGGCGATTGCCCGACGTGCAGGTCGAATTCGGCTCTGTGCCGAACATGGGCGACGAGCAGAAGTATCGCGGCCGCCCGCACGATCTGATCATCTACGACGAAGCCGCCGAGATCCCCGAGTTTCAGATCCGCTTCCTGATGGCGTGGAACCGGACGACCGACCCGAGCCAGAAGTGCCAGACGCTGCTCACGTTCAACCCGCCGTCAAGCGCAGAAGGCCGATGGCTGATCGAGTTCTTCGCGCCGTGGCTCGATCGCAAATACGTCGGCAAGCGCGCCGCGCCGGGCGAGCTGCGATGGTTCGCGACCGTCGACGGCGCCGACATCGAAGTCGCTGACAGCACGCCATTCGAGCACGGCGGCGAGATCGTGATTCCTCGCTCGCGCACGTTCATCCCGTCACGCGTCACCGATAACCCTCACCTGGTCGGGACGAATTACGTGTCGCAGCTGCAGGCGCTGCCCGAACCCTTGAGGTCACAGATGCTCTACGGCTCATTCGAAGCAGGCATGGAAGACGACGCGATGCAGTTGATCCCGACGGAATGGGTCGACGCAGCAATGGCGCGATGGAAGAAGCCTGACGTGATCCCGCCGATGGATTCGATCGGCGTCGACGTGGCGCGTGGGGGACGTGACAACACCATCATCGCGCGGCGACACGGTATGTGGTTCGACATGCCGCTGACCTATGCCGGCACCAGCACGCCAGACGGGCCGACCGTGGCTGGCTACACGCTCGCCGCGATGCGTGACAGCGCGCCGATCCACATCGATGTGATCGGCGTTGGCTCGTCACCTTACGATTTCCTTAACCAGTCGCGCATTCAGGTCTACGGCGTGAACGTGTCCGAAGCCGCGCGCGGCATGGATAAGTCGGGCCGGCTGCGCTTCTTCAACCTGCGCACCGAACTGTGGTGGCGCATGCGCGAAGCGCTCGACCCGACAGCGAATAACGGTATCGCACTGCCGCCCGATAAGCGCCTGGCTGCGGATCTCTGCGCGCCGAAGTGGCGAGTGCAGGGCAAGACGGTGCAAGTCGAGTCGCGCGACGACATCGAGAAACGCATTAAACGGTCACCCGATTGGGCGTCAGCGTACGTGCTGGCGCTGATCGACACGCCCAAGCGCGCCGACCTGCAACGTTCACTTACCGCACGGCACGACGAATACGATCCCTACGCATATTCGATGCCGACGCGCAACCGCGCCGAGCATAACCCGTATTCGTGAGGACTAAACCATGTGCGGACCTTTGCTTGTACCGCTCGCGGTCGCGGCGATCAGCGCTGTCGGCACCGGCGTCGCGGCGCACATGAGCAGCATCGCTCAAGGCCAGCAAGCCGATAAAGCCACGCAAGACGCCGCAGCCGCGAAGACCGCGGCCGGCACCGCGCAGAAGGCAACCGCTGCCGACACGTCGACCGTCGGTGCGACCAACGGCGCCGCAACCGCAGGCGTGAACAGCGGCCCGGCGTCCACGCTGCTGACTGGCGCGGGCGGTGTCGACAACTCGAAGCTGAATCTCGGCGGTGCGACCGGGCTCGGCGCTAACACGCTCCTGGGCTCGTAATGGCGACGCTGCTCGCGGACGACCAGACCGCCGCGCCGGACGTATCCGCTGCCAAGCCTAGCCAGACAGGCGGCAACGCGAAGCCGATCCCGACTAAGAAAACGCTCATTCTCCAACGCTGGTATGCGCTGAAGAATGAGCGCTCGTCGTGGATCGCCGAGTGGAAAGACATCAGCAACGTCTTGCTGCCGCGAGCCGGGCGCTTCTTCGTCGAAGACCGCAACCGCGGCAACCGGCGCAACCAGAACATCTTCGACAGCACGGCCACGAAATCGCTGCGCGTGCTCGGCGCCGGGCTGATGGCCGGGGCTACGTCGCCGGCGCGGCCGTGGATCGTGCTAAAGACGCCATACGACGACCTGAACAAAAAGCAGGCCGTAAAGGTGTGGTGCGCTGACGTCACGAAGCTGATTCTCGACGTGTTCAACCGGTCGAACGTGTACCGCTCGCTGCATTCGATGTACGAAGAGATCGGCGCGTTCGGCACGGCCGTCTCGATCATCATGCACGATTACAACGATGTAATCCGCATGTACCCGTTGACCGCCGGCGAATACGCGATCTCGACGAATCACCGCGGCGAAGTCGACACGCTGTATCGCGAATTCCAGAAGACGGTTGCGCAACTGGTCAAGGAATTCGGCTACGAGAACGTCAGCGACGACTCGCGGCGCATGTACGACATGGGAAACCTTGACGTATGGCGCACGGTGATCCACGCGATCGAGCCGAACGAAGACCGCGATCCGAGCAAGTCTGACGCGCGCAACATGGCGTGGACGTCGACGTATCTCGAAATCGGCGGCTCGTCTGACTCGCAGCAGACGTCGAACATGGGTACGACGGGCGGATCGCAGGCGACGCTTTCGATCTCAGGCTTTAAGAAGTTCCGCGTTGTGGCGCCGCGCTGGTCGACGTTCGGCGGCGATATCTACGGCAACAGCCCGGCGATGGACGCGCTCGGCGACATTCGCCAGTTGCAGCACGAGCAGCTGCGCAAGGGCCAGGCCATCGACTTCATGACGAAGCCGCCGATCCAGGTGCCGACGTCGCTGAAGAATCACGACATGGATACGCTGCCGGGCGGGATCTCCTACGTCGACAGCGTGCAGCAAGGCGGCGGCATTCGCACCGCGTTCGAAGTGCAATTGCCCCTGCAGTATCTGCTCGAAGACATCAACGATGTCCGGCAACGCATTCGCAGCGCGTTTTACGAAGACCTGTTCCTGATGTTGGCGAACAACACCAACACGAACATGACGGCGACCGAAGTCGCCGAGCTGCACGAAGAAAAGATGCTGATGCTCGGACCGGTGATCGAGCGCCTGCACGACGAACTGCTCAAGCCGCTCGTCGACGCCGCATTCGACATCATCGTCGAAGCCGGCATCCTGCCGCCGCCACCGCCCGAGCTTGGCGGCATCCAACTGCAGGTCGAGTTTGTCTCGATTCTCGCGCAGGCACAGAAGCAGATCGGCACGAACGCGGTCGACAAACTCACGATGGCGCTCGGCGGGATCGTGCAACTGCAGATGACGGCACAGCAGCCGGTCACAGTGCTCGACAACTTCGACGTCGATGGCTGGTACGAATCGTACGCCGACATGCTCGGCACCGATCCGACGCTCAACGTCGACCCGGATATGCGCGACCAGCAACGCCAGGCACGCGCGAAGGCCGCGCAGCAAGCGCAACAGCAAGCCGCGATGCAGCAAGCCGCCGAGACTGCCAAAACCGCAGCACAAGCACCGACGCAAGGCGGCGCAAGCAACGCGCTGTCTGACGTCATGAGCAATCTCACTGGTTATTCAGGGGCGCCGCAATGATCTCGATGAAACTCAGCGCGGCCGAAGCCAAAGCCGAAACGATGCTCGGCGGTCCGGATGACGACGCGCCGCAATACCCATATGGATTGACTGTCAGCCTTTGCGACGAAACCCTCGCAAAGCTCGGGATCACGGATCTGCCGCCTGTCGGCACTGTCATGCAACTCACCGCCTTGGTCGAAGTGTGCAGCGTTTCGCAATACGAGAACCAAGACGGTACTGAAAAGAGCATGTCGCTGCAGATCACCGACATGGAGCTTGCGAGCGGCAACGGTGAGCCGAAGCCGATCGCTAATCGAATTTACGGTTAGAGGTATGCCATGCACCCGCAACAGTCCACCCGTCCGCTGTCCGACAATGACAAGCTGACGCTGATTCAAGACGGCCAGCTCGTTCAAGTGCCGGCGTCAGTATTGACCGCGTACACCGGCGCGGGCGGTGCGGGCTCGCCAGGCGTCGGCTGGACAAGCGGGGTCGGAGCGCCGAACGACGGCGACGGCAAGCCGAACGGCACGCTGTATCTCGACACCGATCCGAACGGGTCGTATCAGTACTATCAAAAGGCCGGCGGCACGTACGGCGCACAGTCAGTCGGCTCGCTGCGCGGGCGTGACGGCATCGACGGCGCAACGAACAGCTTTCGCGGCCCGAACATCACGACCGGCACGCCGGCCGCGACGCTCGGCAACATCGGCGAAGCCGCCTACGATCCGAACACCGGTAACTTTTGGGCGCCGAAGCAGGCGTCGACCGCGCCCACGCCGTCGGGTTTCTTCGGGCTCAATACGCACTTGAATCGCGGATGGGCGCCGTACCAGGCGATGACGCCATCGAGCTACGCGTCGCTGATCTCGGATCTCGGTCTGCAGATCATGCGCACGGACATGACGACCGCGGCGAACCTGTCTAGTTCGAACAACCTGGCGATCATCAATTCGTGGATCGCGAACGGCTGTACGCCACTGATCGTCATCACGCCGGCCAGCTACAACGTCGTGAATACGACCTATGCGGCGAACTACAGCGCCGGCCAGACGCTCGGTATCGCGATGGCGAACGCGGCAGTCGCGGGCATCAGCGACCCGACGAAGATCATCTGGGAATGTACGAACGAGCTCGACTTTATCTGCCGGATCGACAAGCAGGGCAATGCGAGCGCGGTCAATCCGATCGACGGGTTCGGGCCTGACGGCTCGGTGCGCACCGACTTTATCCCGGCTGCGATCGAGATGCTGCGCGGGCTGGTCGGCGGCATGATCGCGGGTATTAAGTCGATCATTCCGACCGCCAAGTGCGGCATGGCGACCGGCAACCCGTATTCGTATGTCGTGCAGGAAATGCTCATCAAGGGCATGGACACGACCGGCGCGATCACGCAGACGCCGATCCCGTTCGATTTCGTGTGCCTGCACTGGTACAAGACGATGAACAACGTCGTCTTCGCCGGCCCGTCGAATCACCGGCAGGGTCGCACCGGGGGCACCGGATCGTATTGTCCGGATGCACCGCCGTCCGGCACGCCGAACCCGAACGTGCTCGCCTTGCTGCAAAGCCGGTGCAATGGCTTGCCGACGATCGTCTCGGAGTGGGGCACGATCGACACGGAAGCGAATCAGGCGAGCTACCTGACGTCGCAATATGCCGTGTGGTTTAGCAACCGCGTGACGTACAACATTCAAGCGGTGTTGCTCTATACGCTGTTCGCCGATACGGCAGACTCGGGCACCGGCTCGGATCTCGGTGGCGTCAACACGTCGAACTACGGTTTGATCAAGTACGACGGTTCGACGAAGAAAGCCGCGTACACGGCAATGAAGTCGTACCACGCATCGAACACCACGCCAGGCACGGCCGGATGGCCGGGCGCCGCGCGCGTGATCCCGGCCGCGACCGACATACCGAGCGCCTGCAACATCTTCATGGATTCACCGGATGTGCTGTCGGTGCGCCGGGGGACGAATAACCAGACGCTGCGGATCTGGCAGACGATCGACGCCGGGCTCGCTAATGGTTCGTTCGGCGGGATGTGGTACGCGGGCGGCAACTTCCACTTCGGCACCGACAAGATCGGCACCGGCTCGCCGCCCGGTACGCGCTACACGATCAACGGGATCGACCTGCTCGCGTTCAATGCGGGCAGCTTGTCACCAGTCACGGACCAGAATTACAACCTTGGCAGCGTGACGACGCGCTATCTGCGCGGCTACTTCTACGGC